TAATTCCAATAATTCATCTATCTTTTTACTGAAGGATTCTTTTGTATAATATTCATTCACAGTGACTATTATCCCCCCTTGGATTTCTACATTGTATTTTATCTCAATTTTAGAATCGCTTTTACCATCAAGGGCTAAAATTTCTTTTGTTTTTGTTATAATAGTATGTAATATACCTTTTACAAGCTCATTATTAACTATGATAATTACTTGTGGTCTATAATCTTCATTCATTTTATTCCTTTTTTATCGTTTTCATGTTGCATTCTAATAGTTTCTTCATTTTCCTCGAAATAGTCTTTCACTTTGCCATACGCCATTCCATTCTCATAAATGTAAATTAAATAGCTGGCCGGTAAACTTCCAAAAGAAGTTCCTTTGTACTTACCATAACTCATGGTAAAATGTTCTGGCACTCTTCTATTCATTTTCAATCATGTGTTTAATTATTGAACTATTTTGTTTAGCAGTGTAATGAACTGCAATGGCATCTGCCACAGCTTCATCTATGTATTTAACCCCTTGCCAATCTACTTCATACAATTTATCAATTTTATCTACCATTTCTGATTTAGTGGCTGATGATTTGCCTAACACAGCTTTTTTTGAATCATTCTCACTATACCATTCAATACCTATATCTAACATATCAGATATAGTTTGGACCTGTGCGGTGACCATTCCAAGAGCACTAGCTGCAGGAGCTGATTGACTTCCATGGGGTAATTCAGATAGAATAAAACAAACATAATGTTTTTGAATAATAGATTTTAATATGTTATTGATTTCTTTTACACGACGTACCCTGTCATCTCCCACACGTATTCGTAATTTTTTGTCCATAGGCTTGGTAATTATACACCCACTATCAATAACTTCATTTCCTCTTAAAACCGCCCATCCGAAAGCTGTGAAAGAAGGGTCTAAACATAATGTAACGAATCCATATTTATTTTTTTTCTTTCGTTTCATTTTCCAGTTGTTTAAGTTTATCGTTTACGATTTTTAAAAAATCATTGGAACGTAATTCTATGAATCTTTTAGGATTTTTATTCCAATTATGTACGTATTGTTTCCAAGCCCGGTCTAGTTCATTTAACTTTTCTTCAAGCTCTTTTTCATTCTCAGTGAATAATCTAGTTTCCAAGAATTTATTACACAAAACCAGTAATACTTCTTGAAATTCTTCTGTTTCTTTTCTGACAGTTCTATTGTTATTCATATCTACGTTTTCGATTAAGTTGTAAACTAGATTCATGATTTTTCCAAACTTCTTGGACTATCAATTTTAATTCCCAAACTAAATCATTTTCTTCAATGTAATTAATTAGTTTAGGACGCATAATTGGTATTTCCAAATCCAAATCTCCACGGGTATCTATTTTTTTGTTACCTCCTCCATTCCATTTTCCCATTTTTAATAGATAATTAATACAACTGCCTATATCATCGATGCCATAATCATCATAGATATCAAATTCTATTTCACGATTTTTACCGGTGATTTTGTTTTTTGTAATCTTAGCGCGTACCGTATGCCCAATTACTACTTCATTTTTCTTAATAGCCTTAATAGGTTTCAGCCATATTTCATGGAAAGCGTAAAATTTAAGAGCCCGTCCCCCAGACCGTGTTTCTTTTTGAAAAGAAAAAGAATCCACATTGTCTCGCACTTGAGATATAATATACATAACTGATTTTGTATTGTTTAAATCACCCACAATACTTCTTAATAGACTGCTGCTGGCTTTGGCTTTAGACATCCCATATGTGCCTGCAATTTGTTTATCTTTTTCGAATGCATCTGCCATTTCTTGTATCTTTTTTTGATCATCTATAGAATCCAGGGCATCAAAGCTATCTAATACATATAAAAATGGAATATTTTTTTGAAGCCAATGAAGTACATTACAATGAAAATGTTGAATGGTAAGGCTATATTTTTCTTCTTTATCCGGTCTAGGGGGTATTATGCGTTCACTAGTTTTTTCACCAAAATACTTTTTCATGTTAAAGGCATTAGCTCTTTCAACGTCATCATGAATAAAAATATATTCATTAAAACTAGTTTTCATATTAGTCTCTGCAAAACTAGTTAATGCTAAGATAGTCTTACCCCCATGACTTTCTCCTATTATATTGATCATAGTGCCTTTTTTAGTACCACCATGAATAGTACCTGACATTGCCAAATCTAATAGTGCGCATCCGGTTGGTACTAAGTCCTGTTTATTGATATGTTCTTCTTTTTTAATAATAGGAGCTTGAGAATGTTTTTTAATCTGTTTCTTTAGATTGTTCTTGAGTGTGCGCTTCATATTTAATTCTGGTCAATATTAATTCAATCGTTTTTTTGTCAATGTAAGATTTGTTCAATTCTTTTTTGACATAAGATAAAAACCCCTCAATTGAGAGGGATTTTTTTTGTTTAGTTTTATTAAGTTCATTGTAATGGGTTAAAGCTCTTTTAACAAGCATGTCTATCATTTCCATTTGCTCATACCCGGCTACAATTAACTCATTTTTAAGTTTTTCTAATTGCTCTTTAATGAGCATGCTTTTTGGAATACCTTGACTCATACAATATAAATTCAAATATTCCATAATTTCAATAGGTATGTATGCGCTGACTACAACCTTTTGTTTTTCTGATTTATTAGATGCGCTAAAAATGTTATTCATTATTCACTCCCTTCTTTTTCTTCATCACATTTTTCCCATAGCCTGCAAGAGTCGCACTCATCTTCAGTATCTGTATCTATACCAAATTTAAATCCATAGGGGCATTTGTTTTTTGATTTACTTTTTTTCTTTACTGATTTTTCTTCCTCTTCCTCTTCCTCTTCAGGTAATTCAATATCAAGTTCTTCAGCAATAGCAATTCTCAGATTTAATTCATCATCTTCATAATCATCCATATCAATATCTAAATCTTTGGATTCTATTACTTCAGCCAGTTCCTCTTCCTCCATATCGCTTAATTCATCCCAAGTCAATTTCTTAGATTTTTTCTTATTAGAAGAACGAGGTTTTTTTGGCTTTTCTTCCTCATCTTCATCATCTTCCTTCTCTTTTCTTTTTTTAATTGAACTTGAACGGGTCGCCTTTTCTTCTTCCTCATCTTCAGTTTCAAAGAATTTAGATTCCAATTGTTTATAAGATAATACTTTTAAACATTCATCCAAACTGGGTGCTTCTTCTAAGATATCTTCATCCAAGTCATCCCTTTCAGAGAATTTAATACTGGTGGCTTTTGCATATTTATTTTTACCCATTTTTTCTTCAGACCATCGGACGCTTATAGTGAAACCTCCTTCAAGTTCAGCAAATGATTCGTAAGTATCATCTTCATCAATTTCCTCATTCAGAGGTTTTTGAAAATTGAACTGACTGATGTCCAATACATGAATTTCTTCATCATAGTCTTTGTTATCTCTTGGAATGACAGCATAAAGATTACGTAAGCTGGAATTGTAAGCTTGTAATTCTTTTTTATCAGCTCCTTCATCGGCTCGTTTTTTACGATATTCGCATATGGGGCATTTTTTACCAATAGAGGCCAGACATAATACAGTTTCGTGGTCAGCTCCTATGTTTCGGTGTGTCCTGTATGGTCTTTTGTACCAAATATCACCTTGCAAAGCAATTTCATTTTCATCATCCCGGTCAGGGTGGTTCGAGTCTGTAATAATATAAGGTATTATATCAAAATATTCTCGTTTCCCCATCGAAGGATTATAAAATTGAATACCTTTGGGTAATGATACGCATCCAAATCCTTTATTTTCAGATTGCTGTCTTTCTACGTTCTTTTTTACTTTACCTCGCATGGAGGCTTTTTTCTTTTTTTTAGCCATTTTGCTTAATTTTATTTGATTAATGTTAAACTAGTTATATTAATACCCCATTTTCCATCTCTGTGCGGTTTTCGCACATCAATTTCTTTAATAAGTCGTATTTTATATTTTAAATTACCATGATTAATTTCTTTAAAATATATAAAAAAATCGTGTTTTAATTCGGTATTTGATGAAGTTGATGCTACTCTTGTAGATTCTGAAGCTTGAATTAAATGATAAACTGCATTTATAGAAGCTTGAGGAACCATTCCCCCGCAAATTTTAGAAAAATGTTGTTGAGTAACGGTGAGAAATTTTATAGCATCTTCCATACATGCTTGTTTTTTGGATAAGAAAACTATAAAATTTTCTAAATGTTCTTGGGCTGTTTTTACTCTATTTGTATTTTTCATTTTATTTAGAAGTTTGGATATTTTTTTCTTTTAAATTTTTTCTTAGTAGTGGGTTGGGTTAATTTTACTTTTTGATCGATTTTTGTTTGCGAAATTTCATTATTTAAGTTGCGAGGGATAGAAGGCCCAGCGAAATAATTCATACCATGTAATTTAACTAAGTTTTCCAAAGCAGCTTTTCGGGTTATACTAATTTCTTTTTTGGCAATTTCTGCAATATTCAACTCATATTGCGCTTGAATAAGTTCTTCTTTGGCTTCTATATGATCTTCATGCTTTCTATAATAAGACTCTACATTGGGTGCGGTTGGTTTTACGTCTTTTCCTAGACACTTGTTAGGATGTAAATTAGCTTCTTTCACTAATTCGCTTCTAATTAGTTTTAAATTTTCTTCACATTGCTGAACTTTAGTTACGCATTCAGCCCAATGCTTACCATAACGCATAGCTAATTCAGTTTGCTGTAACCATTCGACATCTAAAGCATTATGGTCAATTATTATATCTTTTTCGTAATCCATGATTATTCTGTTTTGTTATCAATAAAAGGATTGAGGCAAGTACAAGCTATTGGTTGAAAATTCCGATTAAATGTTAAAAATTGTAAATAAATAGTACCGGTTTCCATAACTTGTTCATACTCTTTATCCGTTAGTTTAAAACTAACAGTAACAATTCCTTCTGGTCCAGGGGTGTACTTAGCAGGTAAAGTTGCATATTCGGGTTGGCTTTCTGCTATTTTTATATTAGCTTCTTTAAAATCTCTTGCTATCATAATTTAATTTTTAAATCCCTGGGCTGATGAAAGCCCAGGGGACGTGTTTGTAACAAAAAATATTTCTAAAATTTCAATAATCAAAATTGTCAGTAAAATGCATGAGAGTAATACCAATATATAAGCTTAATTCTTTTTTTCTTTTTTAAATTTTTTTTGTAAAAAATAAAAATTGATATTACTCTATTTAACCGGATTAATATTAATCCCATAATTCCGAACAATATATTAT